TGAATCTGGTGCAGTAAGTTTTACGTTTGTAGAACCTGATACGTTTGTAACTACATCTACATCGGTAAATGCTGGTGCGACATCAACCTTGAATCCTATTGTAACAGGTAGTTTACTTAGAACATCGGCAGTTGCAAGTGAATCTAACGTAACTACTACATTTTCCACAGTAACAACAGGGCAAACACTAAACTTTGGTAACGAGGTCGATCCATTCGTACCAACAATAGAAAACAATACTTTATTTGAAAGTTTTTATAAAAAATATATTAGAGATGTCTTTAGTTACAACAGAAGACTTGTAAAAGTGAATGCAATATTGCCACAAAAGTTTTTGCTTAGATATAAACTAAGTGATACAATTGTAGTTAATAATACAGAATTTTATATAAATAAAATAAGCACAAACTTACAAACAGGAAAAAGTACATTGGAATTATTAACAAAAATAAATACAATATCATAATGTTACAGGGTATATTACAATTGTTAGAAATGGCAAATGGAGAAACAGAGAATATTCGTATTGCACAAGGTAAATACAAACTACCTGAGACTTTTAGTGAGGGTTTTAAACAAATTAAAAATGAGATAAAATGGCTGAAAAAATAATAATAGACTTAGAAGCTAAAACTGATGCAGCAGTAAATGAAATAAAAGAACTAAAGAAACAAATAGAGGTTCTTAATAAAGAAGTTGCAGACGGAAACAAACAAACAAAAGATGGACTTGCAGATGTCGAAAAGGCATCACAAAAAACAGCAAAAGGTGTAAAGGGAATCGCAGTAGGATTGGGTGCATTGGGCATTGGACTAATAGTAGCTGCATTCAAAAAACTTGTAGAAGTATTTAACGAGAATCAAGTTGCTATTGATTTATTTAATACTGCATTTGAAGTAGTATCTATAGCCTTTAACGATGTGGTCAAATTGTTTTCTAATAATATAAATTTGGTTACAGACTTCTTTCAGCAATTATTTGAAAATCCATTAGAGACTATCAAGAATTTTGGTAATGCTTTGTTTGATGGTGTTGTTGTTAGAATAGATCAATTACTTGAGTCTTTAGGTTTTGTAGCAAAAGGTATAGGTGATTTGTTTACAGGAAATTTTAAAGATGCAATTGAAAACTTTAAACAAGCAGGAAAAGAAAGTGTTGATGCAATTACAGGACAAGACAAAAGTTTTGAACAGGTAACGGAGACTGTAAAAAATTACACAACAGAAACTATAAAAAATGCAAAAGAAATAGTTAAAGCAAATAAAGAAGCAGCAAAGGCAGAAGCAATAAATAGAGGTCTGATTGAATCTTTTGACATACAAGCAGAAAAACTAAGACAGACCAGAGACGAAGAAAGAAATACAATTGCAGACAGAATACAAGCAAACAATGATTTAAAAGCAGTATTAGAAGAACAAGCAGAAACAATGGAAGCAAATGCACAGGCAGTCGTGGATGCAGCTCAAATACAGTTTGATAAAAACAAGTCAGATGCAAACGCAATTGCACTTCAAGAAGCGAAGAATGAACTTATGGCAGTCGAAGCACAAGTAACAGGTTTTATGTCTGAACAAAAAATGAACGACTTGGCACTTGAAAGAGAAAGACTTGAACTTGAACAATCTAATATAGATGCGACTGTAGAAAGGCAAAAACTCGAAAGAGACTTTACTGCCGAACAAATAGAAGACGATGTTTTAAGAATACAAGCACAACAAAAAAACCTTGAAATCGAGAAACAACAAGAAGAAGAAAGGTTAAAAAACAAACGAGACAGTTTCACGGAAGGTACACAAGCATTTCAAGATGCAGAAAATGAAAGGCTTGAATTTTTACTAGATGTTAACCAAAGAGAAATACAACTAAAAAAAGAACTTTCTGATGCAGAAACAAAAGTAGAAGAAAAAGCAAATGCGGATAAAAAGAAACTTGCAGAAGAAAATGCAGTAAATGTTACAAATGCACTCGCACAAGTAGCAGGTATTGTTGGTGCTAATTCTAAATTCGGAAAAGGTATTGCAGTTGTAAGTGCAATAAGAGACACTTATGCAGGTGCAAATAAAGCATTAGCACAAGGAGGTATTTTTGGTATTATACAGGCAGTAGCAATAATTGCAGCAGGTCTTGCAAACGTCAAAAACATAACAGCAACAGAAGACCCACCAACACCAAGTTTTGCAAGTGGAGGAGGTGTAGGTGGTTCAGGTGTTTCAATACCTACACCACAAGCACCAGCATTTAATATTGTAGGAAGCGACCCACAAAACCAATTAGCACAAACCTTAGCAGAAACTACTGGTCAGCCTGTGAAAGCATTTGTAGTTGCAGGTGATGTATCTACAGCACAGAGTTTAGACAGAAACATAATTCAAGAAAGCGCACTTGGATAAACAAAATGATAAAATAAAAACGATATATAATTATGAAGATAGTCGAATTAATTTTAGGAGACGATGAAGATTTGGCAGGAATAGAAGCCATAAGCATCGTAGAAAATCCTGCAATTGAAGAAGATTTTGTCGCACTTAAAAACGAACAAATCATACAACTTGCAGAAGTTGACAAAGAAAAGAAAATATTACTAGGTGCATTACTGATACCAAACAAGCCTATATTCAGAAAAAGTGGAGACGAAGAATACTACATTTATTTTTCAAGAGATACTGTAAGAAAAGCATCACAGATATATTTACAGAAAGGCAATCAAAACAATTCTACGCTAGAACACAAACATACATTGAAAGGTTTATCGCTTGTTGAATCTTGGATAGTAGAAGACCCCAAAAAAGACAAGATAGCTTTGTATGGTTTGGACTATCCTGTAGGTACTTGGGTCGGTGCAGTAAAAGTAAACAACGATCAAGTCTGGGATGAATATGTAAAAACAGGAAAAGTAAAAGGTTTTAGTATTGAAGGTTATTTTGCAGACAAAGCCGATAGACCTAAAGACCAAACAATAAACGACCTTGCAGAAATAGAAGAAGAAGAAGCACAAGAACTTTTATCACAAGTAAAAGGTATAATAAGAAACGATAAACGATATAAAAAAGGTAACAGACTAATATTTGAAAGTTTTAGTGACTATCCAGATGCAGTAAAGAACAATGCAAAAAGAGGTATTGATCTTAATAAAAAAGTAAACAATCGTTGTGCAACAGACGTAGGCAAAATAAGAGCGCAACAATTAGCTCAAGGTAAACCGATCTCAGAGCAAACTGTTTCAAGGATGTATTCATTTTTATCACGTGCAGAAGAATACTACAAACCAGAAGACAAGGAAGCTTGTGGAACAATCTCATATTTACTTTGGGGAGGTCTTGCAGGTAAAAGATATGCAGAAAGAAAACTTAAAGAACTTGGCAAACTAGAATTGTATAGTGAAAAAGTAAATGATGACTTTGCAATAATTAATGATAGGCTTGGATATGCAACAAAAGAAATGGCTGAGAAAATTGCTAAAGACATAGGATGCGAGGGAATACATACTCACGATTATATGAATCAAATTTGGTATATGCCTTGTAAACAACACGAACTTGCTGAATTATATAGCGAGAAAATTAATGATGATTTCGCAATTATAAATGACAGATTAGGTTATTCAACAAGGGAGATGGCAGAAAAGATAGCAAAAGATATTGGTTGTGATGGCATACATACTCACGAATTCGAAAACCAAACTTGGTATATGCCTTGCGAGAAACACGCATTAACAGAAGAACAATTTAGAAAATATAAATGTCCAAAAGGATATTACAAAGATTATCAAAAACATAAATGCGTAAAAAAAAAAGATAACTATGCAGAGATAGGAGAAAGAGGTGGAATTAGAAGAAGTCCTAAAGCACCTAAGTCAGGCACACCAAATCCGAATCCTAAAGGTCAAGGAACTGCAAAAGGTGATGCAAGTACAAGCAGGGGTGCAAAGGTAAGTAAGAAAGATGAAGCAGCACTTCAAAAAAAATCAGATGACTTCAATGAAAGGTACAAAAAGAAACTAGGATATGGCGTAACTATAGGACAATTAAAAGCAGTATTTCAAAGGGGTCTAGGTGCGTTTAATGTATCTCATAGTCCAAGAATACAATCTCCTACAGCTTGGGCTCAAGCAAGGGTAAATGCCTATTTATATTTAGTTAGAAACGGAAGACCACAGAATCCAAAATACACAGGTGACTATGATCTTCTACCAAAAGGACATCCTAAAAGCAACAAATGATAAACAAAAACTACATACCAAGCTATTCAAGTCCAAAAGGTGGGCGTAGGGCGTGTTTATGTAAGGATGAATTAACTTATAAAATAGAGTGCTGTACAGGAGAGTTACACGCACAGGGCATAGGAAATATTACAAGAATAACCTAAAAATGCAAAATTAATTTTTAAATCCGATATATTATTATGAAAGCTACAGAAATGTTAAATCAAGTAAAAAATCTATTAGGAGTAGAGCTCACTGACGTACAGTTGGCAGAACTCAAACTACAAAACGGGACAGTATTAGAAGCTGAAAGTTTTGAATCAGGTAAAGAAGTTTTTATTAAAACTGAAGATGAAAATGTTGCACTTCCAGTTGGAGAATACGAACTAGAAGACAATCAAATCTTAGTTGTAGAAGAAGAAGGTGTTATTAAAGAAATTAAAGCACAAGAAGAAAAAGAAGATGAAGAAGAAGACAAAGAAGAAATGAGATATGTAACAAGGGAGGAGTTTAGAAAGGAAATGGACGAACTCAAAGATATGGTCAAAAAAATGATGAAACCAGAAGATAAAGACAAAGAAAAAATGTCAAGTGAAGAAGTATCTTTAGCAGTTACGGAAGTTTTGAATGAAGAAGCACAACTAAAAGAAGAATTATCAAAACCAGCTTCTGAACCTATCAAACACAATCCTGAAGAAGAAAAGACTGTTAGCAGATTTAAGTTTGCACAGAACAGGAATAAATCTACTCTGGACAGAGTAATGGAAACTATAAGTAATAAATAAATTAATAAAATAAATAATTATGGCAGTATTAACTCACGTTAGTGACGATGTAATGAGAATTTTCGATGACTACGAAGTAGTTACAGCATCAGGCTCACTAAGTCTTGCAGATTCAGGAAAAGTATTTCAAATTTCTGGAACTGGATATACATTAACACTACCTGCACCTACAGCAGGATGGAAAGCAAAGTTTATTGTATCAGCAGCATTTTCAACTGATTTCGTTGTACAAACCCCTGCAGATAACAGAGATGTTATGAATGGAGGAGTAATTGTAAACGGAGCAATCGTTGAAGCAGATGCAGTAGATAGAGTAACATTTGAAGATGACGCTGAAAGTATTGGCGATCACATTGAGATTCACTCGGATGGTACAAACTATTATCTAAGTGGAAACGGAAATGCAGCATCTTCTATAACAGTTGGAGAATTATAATAATTTAATAAATAAAAAAAGATATGGCTACTACTACTTCAATTACCACCAGTTACAGCGGAAGTTTCGCAGGTGATTACATCGCCGCTGCACTTCTGAGCGGGGTGACTCTATCACAAGGTGGGGTAACAATAAAACCAAATATTAAATTCAAAGAGGTTTTGAAAAAACTTTCTATGGATTCAATACTTAAAGATGCGTCCTGTGATTTTGACCCATCTAGTAACGTAACCTTAACAGAAAGGATTCTTCAACCAGAAGAATTTCAAGTTAATTTACAATTATGTAAAAAAGATTTCAGACAAGACTGGGAAGCTCAGTCTATGGGATTCAGTCAATACGACAATTTGCCACCTAAATTTTCAGACTTCTTAATAGCACAGGTTGCTGCAAAAGTTGCTGAGAAAGTAGAACAAAACATTTGGCAAGGTGCTACTGCAAATGCAGGTGAGTTCAATGGATTCCAAGCATTACTTGCTGCAGATTCAGACGTTGTCGATGTTTCTGGTACTACACTAAGTGCTTCAAACATCGTTGCAGAAATCAGTAAAGTTGTCGATGCAATTCCAAGTGGAGTTTACAATAAGGAAGACTTAAAAATCTATATTCCTACAAGTGCTGCTAAGTTTTATATTCAAGCACAAGCTGCATTAGGTTATAGAGAACTTTACAACGTAGGTAAAACTGAAATGAACTTCCAAGGAATACCATTATTTACTGCACCTGGTTTAGGAGCAGACAAAATGGTTGCAGCAGAGTCAGGTAACCTATTCTTCGGCACAGGTCTTTTAAATGACTGGCAAGAAGTAAAGCTTATTGATATGGCAGATATTGATGGAAGTCAAAACGTAAGAGTTGTTTTAAGAGGTTCAGCAGGTGTTCAGCACGGAATAGGTGCAGACATCGTATTGTACTCTTAATAATTGTTTAACATAAAAGGGTAGGTGGGTTTTGCCTACTTACCTTTTTTTTAAAAAAAATATATATGGCGTGTACACTTACAAAAGGACGTGAACTACCTTGTAAATCAGGTGTTGGTGGAATTAAGAGTATTACTTTTGCCGACTTTGGTACATTGGGTGCTTTGACTATTGCAAATGAAATGATTACTGATTTTGGAGGTTCACCGACTTTTATGAAATTTGATGTAAAAGGCAACTCTACTATGGATACTACAGTAACATCAAGTAGAGAAAACGGAACTACTTTTTATGAAACATCTGTAGTAATGAATTTGATCTTCCAAGAAGAAAAAACACAGGCAGAGATAAAATTACTTGCAGTTTCAAGACCTCATATAATTGTTGAGGACTACAACGGAAACTTTAGACTTGTTGGAAAAGATCACGGATGTGAATTGACAACTGGTACATTTTCTAATGGAGCTGCAATGGGAGACCTATATGGGTACTCTTTAACATTTGTTTCACAAGAAACAGAAGCACCTGACTTTATTACAACTGCAGCATACAATGCAGAAAGTCAAGGAACTCAAATAGACGTAAATTAAGATTAGTTTGTTCTTGTTATTGGAAAAGGGGGTTTTATACCTCCTTTTTTTTTGGTTTATTACAAAATCACTATATTATTTCGATATATTAATATGAAAGTATTAACAACGAGCAGTTCTGCACAGACGTTTGATGTCATACCGAGAACTTATGTAGCGAGTTATACAATGAAACTTAGAGATACAAGCAAGAACGATGAAGTGTTTAGCTCAACTGTAAGTGCATCTGATAGTGGCAATTTTAAAAGAATATCTGCAACTATTAGTCCTGTACTAAAAGAGGGTAGATACTATGACCTTACTTTACTAAATGGAAGTGCAACAGTATATAGAGACAAAATATTCTGCACAGATCAGACAATAAATCAAAACAACAATAATTACTA